TGTGTAATTTGTAGAATTTACAGATATTTCTGTACCACGAGATGCAGAAGTAACATCAGTTGTCTTTGATGTTAATAAATATTCAACAGATGTAGCAAGACCACCACCTATTACATCTGTAGGTTTATCTAAAATACCTTTGAAAGCAGTGCCACTACCGATCTGACAACTTACACCAAAGTCGTTTAGATATACGTTTAAGGTGTCAGCATCTTCAGTTAGTGCCATTTACTTTTTTCTTGTAGTTGTCTTTTTAGGCTTTGTTACTTCTACAGGAGCTTCAATAACTTTGCCCATAGAACTTAACAATGCAAAATCACGTTCACTTATGTCGTATGTTTCTCCAGCTTCCAGTGCAGATCCACTAGCACATACGTTTTCTAAACACTTTACTTTCATAAAAAAAAAGGGGGTGTAATACCCCCTATAGTAAACGAATTATGTGGTTACGTCTAAGATTGCAGCAAATGATTGTGCATGACGAACAGCAACATCAAATGCAACTACAGCCTTAACAGAAGTTAAGTTCTTAGCAAAGTCATCGCTGTCCTCACCAACTGTAATCTCTACTCCACCACCAAATAATCCTAAGATTGCTTGAGAGAAGTCACCCATAACAACAGCAGAACAAGAACCTGATGTAGAACCCTTAGTTAGGTTGCTAGGTACTTGGTTTGTCATTGCCAGAGGATAGCCGTTAACAGCAATTGGAGTAGCACCTCTACCTAAAGCCTGTAGGTTGTTATTAACAAGATACTCACCACCAGATGTCTTAAGTTTCTTAATAGCACCCATCACTTTTGCGTTGGTTACATAAGAAATAGAATCTGCGTTAACACCTGCATTATCTTCCATGATTGCAGTTTCAAGATCAACTAAGGCATCAACTGTAATAGCACCACCATTAGTACCCATTGCAACTGAGCCAATACCAGAAGTCTGCATGATACCTGTAGGCTGACCTGATGAACCAGAACCGTTAAGGATTCCTAAGTCAAGACCAACATTAATTCCTGTAGAAAGGTCATTTCTCACAAGTGTTTCAATCCCAGGAGTTGCCTGTATGAGCATATTCCTGGAGAATTTTGACATGGTGGCTAGCGTTTTTGGCGTCATTGAAATTTGATCAAAGGTGCTTTCCGCTTGAGTTATAGCCGTTGTCTCAGAACTTAGATAGCCAGTAGATGCAACACCTGATCTTCTTGGGATTGCAACATCACCAACTAGACCTGATAAAACTTGAACACCAAGACCAACCATAACTGTGTTGTTTCTTAATGCCTCGATAAAGTCATCAGCCCTTAGATCTGTAGCAACGATGTTTCCACCAGTTGTAGCTCCAGAAGTTACATATGTAGCTCTGTTTAGTGCAGAGTAAGGAATAAACAATGATCTGCTGCTTCCACCAGTAACACTGTTCTTAGCAATATCCTGAGATACTTCTCTAGCAAAACCAGCACCTGGTCTATCCCAGTTGCCATCACATAAAGCTTGGATACCAGCAGAGATCTTGTACTCTCTGTTTTCTTTATGATTTAGTTCAACAGGAGTAACTGTCTCGATTGGTTTTGCACCTAACTTTTCAAGAACATTAGCTCTTGCTTCATTAAGTGGTGTGCCGTTTGCAATCATCTGATCACCCATTTCTGTTAATGAATGTCTGTTGCAAAGAGCAGTAATTTCTCTGATTCTTGTACGCTCGTCAGATTGAGCCTTTTTAGTGGCTTCTGAACGCACAACCTCTAGGTTTTGTTCTTCGGGCATTTCCTTTTCGGGGGTATGGGATTCTACGACAGAAGCCGTATCTACGTTTGCACGCTTATCATCCATAATAGGATGATTTTCGTCAATAGGCATAGTATCACTATCAACTAGTGACCTACCTATACCTACTGAAGTATCAGCAGGTGTAGCAACAATAGAAACCTCGTAAGGTTGCCAATTTGTTGCCAAAAAGCTATCATCTCGCTCTTCCATGTCGTTAATTACATAACCTGTGCTGACATTGCGTAAAATTCCATCTTTTACGTCTTGCCTAACTTCTTCTGCAAAACTATTTTTACTAAATCTAACTCTTGAATAACCTTTCTTTTTTTTCTTATCAACATAAGCACGTTCTACAACACCAATCACTTTATTAGGATCATGGTTAAACAACAGTGGTGCAGAGTTGTTTAGCCTGTCTAGATTCATAGCACCATCATCGTGACTAAGCACCTCCATACCGAAGTTACGAGCTACTGGAAACTCACTAGAAAAGGCAAATTCATAAACTCTTTCGTCTTTCTCTGCAAATGTTGTTTCGCCACTACGTTTGTAACATTCCGTAACACTTCTGATAGGATCTATCTTAGTTAATGTGCTGAACTTGTGACCTACATAGGTATCTGTAGCATCGCCATCACGATACAATTGTATTAGAGCAGCAGGGTCATCTTCTGTTCCAGTAATAGTAAAAGAAGAATCTGGAACATCAATAGTTCCATCTCTTTCTATTCTTGTAATTACTCCTCTAGCTCTACCTCCAGAAGAGTTCCAACTAACAAAATCTCCAGTTTCTAGAGCATCTGGTGCTGCTCGTTTTTTAGTTTTAGTCACAGGCATAGAACGTAACTCCTTTATTCTAGCGGATTTAGGATCTGAAAAACTTTTTCCAGCATCACCGCCCCATGCCGCCCATGCTACACGACCTTTTGACGGATAGCCATCCTCACCAGGACTAAATCCTTCTGCCTGTTTATCTACTTCATGTCTTGCAAACCATGCAGACATTTCAACTACAACCTGTGGACTTAATTCACTACCACTTAGGATTTGTGTTGCTCTTCTTCTTGCAACATCTGTGCCACCTGCTCTACCTTCTGATTTCCAATCTCTATATCTCTGTGCCTCTTTTTTCATGCCAGCAGTTGGCGTTAAATCTATCTCCGTACCATTAATAGTTGCCACTTGCTTCCTCCGATACGTTTTCGGCATCCTCGCCTGTTGGTTCTAAAGTATCACCAAATGGATCAATACTACCAACAGGTTTAAATTGTGAACCACCTGATTGTGTTGTAGCACTTGGATCAGAATCAGTCACTATATTCATTTCATCTAATTTTGCTAATTCAGATTGTCTTTGTACAAGAAGTTCTTCTACATCGCCACCATTTTCAGCTATGCATTCAGACATTGTTTTTAAACCTGACCTAATAGCATCACGTTGTGCTTTTACTTCTTTTTCTGGATCAACATAGCTATATCCTCTACATACCCATCTAACCTTTTGGTATCTTTCTGGTTCTGTTTCATATGTTGGAAGCTGTAATGCATTATTCATAACAGCCATTTCTAACCATGCCTCATATATTGGCTGATAAAAGTTTTCTTTTAGCATCTGCTGTATTGATCGCCAATGATCTCTATCTTGAATCATTGCTAAACGACTAGAACTGTAGTTGCTTTGGCTGTAGTCAGAACTAATCGCCTCAAAACTACAACCTAGGCCACTAGCCATACTGCGTAGCATTGTACGAACAAAAGGATCAAACTCTCCATTAGGGCTATCCATGTCTGGAATAGTTACATTTGCACCTGGCTCTAAATACTTAAATTGACCAGGTTCAAAGCTAGTTACTCTGTCATAGTCATACACTTCACCACCTGCATCTAACTCACCTTCTGGTGTACTAATAAAACCCATTAAAGCACTACTTGCACGACACCTAATTAGGCTCGCTTCTATATATCCATCTAATTGATGTAAATGACTTATAGCAGATGCTAAAAAAGGTATACCACGATGTTGACCTGGTCTTTGTGGCATGAATAAATGTATTACATCCATTGCTGGAACAATAATATGTTGTTTTTGACCAATAGGTGCAGAAAAATTACTATCACCTGGGTGTTTTGTAAGAAAAGCATAGTTAACAGCACGTTGAAATCTGTCCATTTCTATTCCTAAACGCCATACATTTTTTGGATTAGATAATTTACCTTTATAATCCTCGTCTAATTGATCAGCTTCTATTACCTCTAATGCAAATGGAACTTTACTTCTACCAAACTGTCTTCGATGCATAATTATAAAACTTTCACCACTTTCTATCATTGACCTTACAGCTAATCTTTCTAACTCAGAAAAACATAAAACACCTCTTACATCACAACTATCTTTTCTACCCCACATTGACCATTGGCCTTCTATTTGTTCATTTAATTTTGTATATAATTCATTATTTCTTTGTTTTCTTATTTGTGCTTGTAATCGTACACCAGT